AGAAAGGCCGCAGAGTCGCTCAAGAGAGAATATCAATACTTGAAATTAATGAGAGAAGCTAAACAATAGGGGCTGTATTCACATACGCCCCTTAATTAATGTACTAGTTATTATGGTGTATCGTTAACTATATCCCCCACAGTCATATTGAACATAGTGAAATCTAACGTGCTTATGTTGTCAGATATAGTAGGGAATGTGTCACCATCACCCATGCGCCACCAGTTATCGGGTGCAGTGGTTAATGATGATAAGTCATGCGTAACACCGCCGTTATATATATCTGCAATGTTCGCTGTTTGGTCGCTTGACCAGATAGCAACCTCATCAACAACACAGTTATTTCTAAGATAGTTGCTAGATGTTCCGTTTCTTCCTATTCTAAAATACTCCGCTTTAATACTGCCCGACCAACCATCATTGTTATGATCTTTATTTAAAGCCTGACTAACTCCGTTTATAAATATATCAAAGCGGCTGTAATAATCATTTAACTGTGCTTGGCTTTGGCCTGTTGTGCCGCCATCATAAGTTAATATGATGTTATTCCACACGCCTTGCACAATACCGTTGTTTGGTGTCTCAAACTCTAGGTAGTTATTGCTCGTTACCAAACTTGCACGCGCCCCTCGTTGTTTTGGTCTGAGCCACCAAACATTATAATTGTCTGTTCACTATCTGATGACGTACCAGCTTTAAACCACAATGAAATAGTCCAAGCATCAGAAGAGCCTGAGCCATTAGATGGTCTGTACATTGGGTTGCTGGTTGATGCTGTAGCGCTCATGTAGTCGTTGTTATTAAATCTAATCGACTTAGTATTTAAGTAGGGAGGGTTTGATACTGTAATTGTTAATGTTTCCGTATCGCTACCAAAATAGTTAACAGCTTTCATTGTTGGGGTGTAAACACCATCATCAGCAATAGAGCCTACTAGTTTACGCGTATTACCCTCGACCGTTACAAGTCCGGCTGGTAAGTTTTCCCACTCATAACCAACGCCGCCGACAGCGGTTAGCTCGTAATTAATTGCCGCATTTTCCGTAGTGTTGATAGCTAAAGGGCTATTTATAGCAGGAGGGATATCTAAGCCAGAACCAGTAAATAATGAATTTAACGCGTTAACAGTTGATGGTGCATCCACCCCGTAAGGCATTAGACTTTGATCGACAAATTCAGCAAAAGGTATATCTGTAAATATATCAATATCCCTAGCTAAATCTTTCACGCTCAAAAACGTATCTAGCGGATTAACTAGGATAGCTTGCAAAGAGTTAAGGAATTGAACGCCGTTAGCATCTTCAACGAATATAGCGTTAGCCTGTTGGTCTATATAAATAATAATACTCATCGTTTTAATACCTGTATTGCTGAACCTGCGTTAATTAACGTACCGCTAGCTGATAATCTAACCTGTAATGCAATTGGGTTGTCTCTAGTGTTTAAATCACCTAGGTAAATTAAATCGGCTGCTAGCGAGAATCTATAAGGAATTCCTGAGCCACTATCTAGTCTACCCATTATTTTTTGCAGTGTATAAGCGCCGCCGCCTGTGCCTAATGTGTACCTAAACTCTAGTAGAGTGTTGTTTGTTCCTGGTGTTACCTCAAAATCATTACGAATCAGCATGGTATCACCTAATGACAGCTCTGTCGGGTCAATAGCTCCATTAGCGACATTCATTAAATCTGTAACACCAGTGGGTTTGTATGTGTCGTTAGAGAACGCGCCCAACCCATCGTTGGGAATTGTCGTCCATACATCTGATGACAGTACTAACGGGGTGGTTGTTGTTGATGTGTCGTTGTAATCTATGAAGCCTTGACCAGTGCCGGAGCCGCCACCTGTGGTTGCTGCAAGTATATTTTCTAGTAATTCATTACGAATACTCATGCTATTTCTCCTGAGTAGTTAGGGTGCATTAAAGCGCTAATAGCCAATCGGCTAAAAGTTGATTGCGGTTGTTTGGGTCGGTTACTGTGCCGCCTACAGCTAAAACTATATCGGCGAGTATTGTGTTCATTGGGCGCATAGCTATCCCTCTAAATCCATGAGGGAGGCTATAAATACGAGGGAGTATTGCGAGGGATGTTATTGAATGACTAGCTAGTCAAGTGCCGCTCCCTCAAGCGACTAGGACATTATAGCATTAATCTATAGATATAAAAAAGCCCCTTGAATAAGAGGCTTTTTATTTAATCTTCTTGCTTGGCTTTCGCCTTGCGCTTAGGCTTTTCACTTTCAGGCTTAAATCTAATATCTAAGATTTTATCACCTTTAGCTTTATGTTTAGCCTTTTCATCCTTGCTAACTGGATGCTTTAAATAGACTGTAGACATAAATCACCTATAAGTCGGCATCAGCTACCGTTAACGTACCAAGAGTATGCTTGTTGCTTGTCACTGCAATATCCCAGTTAGTGCCGGTAAATAACTCAGCATCTAATGGAGAAGCGCCGCCGTTAGCAACATCCCAAGCATAACCTTTAAGTTGCAAACCAAAGGTGTAATCTGCTTGCCAAGTAGTTTCAATGCGAGTGTTACCGTTGGTGGTATCCATGTTCGCAATGATATCGCTTGAGTTACTAACGATAACGCCGCCAGCAGTAACAGATAAAACCTTAGTCTTATTCGGAGCACCAGCAACAAACAATGCAGGGATGTCAGAAACAACCATGATTTTACCAAGGATTGAAACAACAGTAACATTAGATGATACGAATAAGCGCTCACCGTTAGCTAGCGCTTTATCAATCAATGACTCTGAACCGCTAGAGTGCATAATATCAGCGATGATCATGCCTGACATATCACCAAACTTATAATGACCAGCATTAAGCGCTTGTTGAGACAATCCAGCAGATGCAGATACATCGTTAACTAATGCGGCAACATTTTCTACGGCTGCAACAGCAGCACCGACAGCAGTGTTAAGTTGATCGGCTAATAGCGCATCTGAGAATCCTTCAGAGATTGCCATAATTGCAGACTCTGGGTTTTCTTGTAAGTAAGTTAACTGTCCAGGCTCAAAAATGATTGGACCAAAACCACCAGCAACTTTAACGCCTACAAATTCACCCTGAGATAATTCAGTTGGAGCTTGAACGGCAATTGCAGCATTTCGATCAACACGACGTTGTGCGCCAGCAATAGATTGAAAGAACGCTTCTTTAGTGTAGTTACCGCGCCATGCAGTAGTGTTTAATACGATTGCACCACCAGATGCAGCGTTAAAAGCTTCTAGTTTTTGACCTAGAAGTTCGATAGTAGTCGTGTAGATCTCTGTGTCATACACTTGCATATTTGCTAAAGGCATGTTGATTCCTTAAAAGTTTTAATTAAAGCCCTGCTTGTTTCAAGCGTTGGGCAAGTTTAGATTGAACTGTATTACCGTCATTAGAAGCACTACTTCTTGACTGCGTTGTGTCTGCTCCACTGGAATCAACACCGTTTAAATATTGTTTGTACACGCCGCTTTCCGAAGCCCAGCTTTGAAAATCTGTAGCGTTGTTAGCAACCTCTGCACCGTCATGCATATAAGAAGTTGTTTTCTCACCTTGGTCATTATAACTAATTTTTAGCGCGTTTGACAACATAGCCTTTCCAGCCACCTTGTGGTCAGCGTGAAACATGTCAACATTAGAGTTAAATTCTTTGTCGTACTCTACTTTTCTGTTTGAGTTTCGCTCGCCATCTAAAGCATCTTGAAGTTTGGCTATAGTCTCAGCACCTTCCTTTTCGTAATGTGCTTTTAAGCCGTCCATATCACCAGCTAACTTAAGCTTTTCTTCAGCCAGCAGTTTCAATGCATCATCTTTCTCACCAATACGAGATTGTATGTCGCGCTTTTCGCCAATGATATCATCACGGTTTTTTGTGATACGTTCGTTAGCATCGGTTAACTCTGCAACTTTATCTTGTAATGCTTTGATTTCTTCTTCAGTCATAATGTCCTCCAAGGACAGGTTTGTAGCTACAAGCTACGTTTGCGAGCGAAGTATTCGCCCTAATTCGTTATCTTTCTTTTTCATTTCAGCAATAGTAAGCGGATTACCTAAAGAATCAATTGTCGCATCTGCGAACTCACTCGGGTTATTCATCTTACGAAACGCCTTACCCAATGATGGGCCAAGTATATTATCTTGGTCGCTAGCCTTGAGAGACTTCATTTTATCATAGTATATGCCCTCACTGCTAACTGGTTTCGGGTCGCGACGACCATCGACCTCAAAACTACTAGCACGCTTAGTATCTTTATCGTCTAACTTAAACCTTTCATCAACTTCATACACTAATGCAGTACGGCAATTGATATGCAAAGGAGGAGTAAAGCTTGACAGTTTAGGCGAGTTCTTAGGTATAAACTTCTGGTCTAATCCTCGACACTTTTGAGAAGTACGGGAATCAATAACAGCAATTAACCGATAGCCTTTTAATACATTATCGTTTTGATCAACAAATTCTATCCTGGCAGTGTTTGCATAATGATTTGTACCGGTAATAGCTACTGACTTAGCCGACCTATGAGCGCGATTCAATACGTTTTTAGATGTGGTGCTTTTCTCTAATCGCATTTGACTAAATA